CAGGTAGCCGTACTTCATGCTAGCCCGGGGCAGACCGAGGCGCTCGGCTTCTCCACCGCGCACGAACTTGATGTGGCCCTTCGTGGCGAGGACATGGATCCGGTTGCGGATGCTGGTCTCGCCGCCGAGGCTCCCCTTGTTCTCGAACTTCGCCGCGAACTGGCTGAGGGTGAACATCTTGCCCTGCGCGGCCTGGGCAGCGATCATGTCCACGATCACGCCACCCTTGCGCTCACGCTCCGCGTCATGCTTCGCGCCGACCTCCTTGCGCACGAGACGCTCGTTCAGGGGATTGAGTTCAACCCAGCGTCCATTCTCCTTGTCGATGAGCTTGGGCTGCAGCGCCGGGCCGTTGCGGAGTTCGATTTCCAGCCGGCGCATGGTGCTGTCCTCGTCGGGGCGGTGCATCAGCAGACCCGAGGTGTAAAAGCCACGGAGCGCACTGGCCCCGGACAGCGCCTGGAAGGGATCCTCGGTCACGGCCTTGCGGTTCATCTTCTTCGTGTGGTGGGCAAGGATGACACCACAATCGGGCGCCACGGCCTCGCGCAGGCGCTCGACACGCTCGGTCAGGAAGAACATCATGGCGTTGTTGTCGTTCTCGCCGCCGCCCTCCTCCCCGCCGTCAAACAGGTTGCGGATCGGGTCGAGGCAGATGATGTCAGGCGGCGCGTCGGGGAACCGGACCCGCACGGCCTCCACCACCAGGGCGAGGCCCTTGTCATCGAGGATCATGCGGAGCTTTGGCGTGGCGAAGAGATTGTCGCGCGCCCCGGCGCTCACCGCCCCATCCAGCCTGATCTGTTGCATCCGCTCGCGGAGATAATGGTACTGGATCTCGGCCTGCAGGTAGAAGACGCGCAGGGCCTGCGGCGGCGTGAAGCCGAGGAACGGCACGCCGGCCGCCATGTGCGCGAGCAGGCTGATGAGAAAGTCGCTCTTGCCGACCTTGGGGGCTCCGCCCAGGACCAGCAGCCCGCCCGGCGTCAGGACGCGCGGCGCAATGATGTCCGGCGGCATGGGCGAGCGGTCGTCGAGCAACTGGCCAAAGGAGAAGACCGGCAGCGGCTGGGCCTCCTGCTCAGCGTCCGCCTCGTTGCGCAAAAGCGCAGGGCCATTCTTCTTCACATGCAGCGCCCAGATGCGCTCGGCCTCCTGCTTCAGGCGTTCGACAGGCCAAGCTGGCCGCAGCATGGCGGCGTTGTACTGGCAGATGGCTTCCCAGCCATCATTCGGGCTTAGCTTTCCCTCATGCACCAGCCGCACGTAATGACCGATGGCGGCGCTGGCGCCCTCGAAACGGGTCCATGCGTCCTGGCCGCCCTCGTGCACGGGCGTGGTGAGGATGGCATCGATGGACGGCTTGGCATGGCCTTCCGGCGGCGGCTCGGCACCCATGCCGGGAATGAAGGGCATTGCGGAGACGCGCTCGCTGAAGTCGGACAGGTCCACTTCGACTGCATTATGCTCGCGGATCTGCACGAGCCGCTGGAAGCCGCCCTTGTGATAGACGGAGCCAGCGACGCGGATCGGCTGGTGGGCCGAGCGGAAGTGGGTATCGCCACCCACCTTCATGGCGATGTCGCCGCGCAGGCGGCACAGCGTGGCGAGGTCATCGCCGGTGGCGGCCTCGGTCAGTTTCCACCAGACATGAAGCTTGAGGCCGCCCTCGGGCGTGCGGCCGCCGCTCTCCACCAGCAGGGTGGGCCTGCCGAGATAGTGGACCAGATGGCTCAGCTTGGCGATGATGTCCCCGGCGTCGAGGTCCACCACGATCGCCTGCATCTGGATCACTTCATGGGCGCGCGCCTGCCCCTGGGTGGCCACGGTGCCGGGGATGACATAGAGGGCCGCACCCTCACGCCACGCCCAGGTGGCGAAGGTCTTCAGCTTGTCGAAGGCAGAGGCGTCCGCGTCGATCCAGATGTTGTTGGGCTTGCCGTCCCGGCCCTGCCCCTTGTCCACGAAGCCGCGAACAGGGATCAGACCTTCGCAATAGCCGAACACCACATCGAGGAATATGCCGAGCTGTTCCGCATCCGGCTCGATGCCGAACGGGTCCTCCTGCAGCGGCGCGTCGTTGAAGTCGCGCCACGGATTGAAGTGGATGACTTCTCCGGTGGGCTTCTCGCCTTCGCTTGTTACGGGCGGCGTATCATCGTTATGGTCAGTCATTGGGCGAGGCTCCAGCAGCGGTTGGCATAGGCACACATGCGGCACTCGAAATGGTCCCGTTCTCGCGCGAGACGCGGCAACAACTCGCCTGCATCGGTGGCGCGAAGAATGCGCACGGCTCGGTCGCTCATCCGCTGGGCCAGCTCGGCATTGAACGGCACCAGCTCGTGATGCAGCTCGGCGGTATCCTTGTTGATGGCGGTGAACAGCGCAGGGTTTTGCGCGAGCCCTGGAATGCTTGCGTCCATGTAGGCCTGATAGAGAGCAATCTGGGCGGCGTAGATGGGCTTCGCCACAGCAACACCAGACTTTACCGTTTCCCGCCAGTTCTTCGCGTTCATGGTCTTGCATTCCCACAGGGCGGGAACGCCAAGCTTCAGCGCCTCGGGAGCACCGGCGATGATTCCGTCGGCATGGCCGCGGATGCGGCCTCCCGCGACCGAGAACCCGAACTGCTGACCGTCCGGGTCATTGCCCTTGCGCGTGTAGAGATCGATACCCGCGGCGCGGAGCCAGCGGATAGCCAGGTCCTCGAGCGCATGGCCGATGCCGAAGATTCGGAGCGTGCGGCCGGGGAAGTCGGCGCCCTCATCCTTCGGCGCGCCGGCGAACTCGAACTGCAGGGCTCGCTCACAGGCATGGCCGACGCGCGAACCGCCAAGATACTCGCGGCGAGGACGAGCGGCATTCTCCTCCATCAGCGCGGCATCAACGACATCGTTGAGCATGTCCGCAAAGCTGCGTGTGCGATTGTAGTCCAGCATCAGAACGGTACCTCCGGTGATTGCTTGTTGGCGGCGGCGATGTCGCGCATGGCGTCCTGGAAGCCGCCGACGGCGACCTCCATGAGGGTGAGAACCTGCTGCTCGGTGAGATCGGAGAGCCGGGTGTTCCAGCCGATCTCCTCCATCACCTCGGCGGCCATCCGCATGGCGTGACGCAGGGCGGATTTTTCCTCGTCGGTCAGATCAACCATGGCGAAGGACCTCCGGGCGCGCTCCCAGAAGAAGGTCTGGCAGGCCATGGAGCAGAACCATGCAGACGGTCGCGGATTCCGTACCCGCTGCGGCTCCTGCCAGCCGAAACCATGCGTGGGGCTGCGGCAGACGGCACAGAGTTCGAAGCGTGGCTGCCAGCGCACGAGGCGCTCGCGGGCGGTGACGGGTGATGCATGTGACATGAAGCTTCCCCATCACGCGGCCGCCGCGAGGCTGGCGCCCTTCGCTTCCGCGATGCGGCTGCGAATGGCATGGAGGTTGAACTTCAGGCTCAGCATGGCGGAGGCCTGGTAACGGGTGAGGCTGTAGTCCATCCGGCAGGCCGGAGGCAGGTAGACGAACTGGCGCTCGGTCGGAGGCTGACGGAGCCAGGCCTTGGTCTTGTGCGCCGACTCATCCGACTCGTTGGTGTTGAGCCAGTCATCGGCGGCGGCGAGGCAGACGATGTTCTCGCCGACACCCAGGAGGACGGCAGGCCTGTTCTTCGCACCGCCCACGGCATAGAAACGACCGTCCTGGTTGAAGACCCCGGCCCAGGCGGTGAAGCCGCTGGCCATCATGGCGGAGCCGTCGCCATTGACGTCGATCCACTCGAAGCTGGAGCGCGCCAGGAGGTCGATTTCCGTCATCACGAATTGGTCGAGCGGCTGGGGCGCACCGGCTCCAAGCCCGCTCTCCCAGACATGGCCGCACAGCGGGCATTCCATGACGGCGGCTGGAACCTGAGCCTCGCAGGCCGGACAGGTCTTGGTGGGAGCATCCCCCGTCACCAGGCGGCCATCGAGATCGACATCCTGCTCGAGCGAGCCGTGCATCAGGCTGGAGGTCCCGAAGTCGAGGATGATGCAGTCGGTCTTGACGACGCCGGGGTATTCCTCGGGGTTCACTGTGCGCAGGCCCCGGCCCACCATCTGGATCATGGTGGACTTGTAGGAAGAGGGCCGAAGCAACACGACGCAGGAGGTGGGCGGGTGATCCCAGCCCTCGGTCAGCACCGCGACATTGGTGATGACCTGAACCTCGCCGCGATTGTAGGCGGCAAGAGTCGCCCTGCGGTCTGCGTCTTTCATCTCGCCGTGAACCAGCGCGGCCTTGACGCCGCCTGCAACGAAAGCGTCAGCCACGTTCTGCGCGTGCTCGACGGTCGAGCAGAACACGACGGTCTGGCGGCCGCCCGCCTTC